TCATAATTAAACGGGTTTGTATGATTTGAATTTTCAAAAGTTCTAATCATACGTTTGGAGTTTTCTTTTTGCCAAATAGCATTAATCAAATTATCCATTTCTCTAGGATAGTTTTGTTGTAAACGTCTAGCCGTTGGCGTCGCTATCTCAGCCTTTTGAGCTATTTGGTCAAAGCAATGTTGATTTACATTAAGGATTTTAGTTCCCTCGCCGTTATTCGCTTCCATCACTATTTGGCTGTGATTAGTTCCATGTACTCTATCTTCGCTTTCAATCGTTCTAAACTGAAGCTGATTAGTTGGAGCTATGTAGTCTTGTTTCATGTCATTCTGTTCTTTAATAACATGAAGCATATCTTCTAAAGTTCTATTTTCGTTTTCTAAATGTCGCATATTTTTCTCCTATATAAAATGCAATTAAAAAAAGCGGGGTGTGATGCCCCGCTTAAATAGTATACGATTTATCTTATATGTCAAACTAGTTTACCAAAATCTCCCGCTATATGGTGCCTTAATACAGTTCCATATGGTAGTTCCTGAGCAAATTTTAAAAGTTTTAGTTCATCAGGATCTTCATCAGCTGTCTGAGTTGTGGCGTTCCAATGCAATAAAACATTTCCTCCAGTTGCATAACAACCGCCCTTATGTATTTCACTACCCGCCTTTTTCTTATAAACGCCGTGATCGGTAAACCCTACAATAAAGTTTCTATCCATACGACTACATAAAGGTTTTCCATTTCCGCAAGTATTACAATCTGTACTGGTATATTCTGCGGGGCATCTAACTATTTTGTGATCGTTAATAGTTTCTGATTTGCCGTTAGTTTTCCAAAATGTTTCTTTTACGTTTATTACTGCGGGTACGAATGAATTTAAAAACAAGTCGGCTAAGTTTCGAGCTGAATAATTTATAACAGTCTTACCTATCTTTAATTTATGTTTCCATAAACTAGGGTTAAAATGTGAATAAGTAAAACTAACACCGCCTTTTGGGACGGCGTCAGATACTGCATCAAGATAGCTATAATCTATTTCAGTTGCACCCGCTGAAGTGTCAGGTTTTAAATTACAATCGATTGGGCAAGTTGCAAATTTGTCAGCTCCACCCGCTCTATATGTTACTGCACAATTTGTGGTTTTTTTCGCAGTTGATTTTTTTACTAACTTAATCATCAGTAGCCTCCTCTTTTTTTGAATATGCAATAACTAAAAAGTCTATATCTTCGAGTGATCTATCGTCTTTCTCAGGATCTTCAATATAGTCTATAAGTTTAAAATGTGATTTACCTCCAAACCAAGCCGTTCCGTCTTTGGTGTTTAAAGGCCTCCACCCATTTTTATCTAAGTGTTTAAGTTGGTCTTTATTTAGAAACATTAGTGTCCTCCTCTATGATTTCTATTACTACATCATCATAGCCTTTGTCTTCCCAATCATCAAAAGCTCGTTTGGCGTCCTTATAATTTTTGTAGTGGTCATCAACACCGCCTACCCAAACTATATAACGCCAATTAGATGGATATATCTTTTGCATTAGTTTCTCCTATATATGTGATTTATCCCATACTTTTACTAAATAAAAAAGGCCGTGTCAATCACGGCCTCTTTGTCAGCGTCTACGCTTAATTGTTTTTGGTGGTCTTTTTTTATACTTGTCATAGTCTTCGCCGTATAAAAGTTTGCCTATCCAATCAAATAGAAAAAACATATTTACTCCTCTTCATATAATTCCGCTCGGTGTTCTATTTCCTGACGACTAACTTGTACCCAAGCGTCTGTACTCATAGTTGAAGTTCTAACTAAAACTTCAATGTCGTCATCTATTTGGTTTCTACAGCTGATACCTTTTAATTCATACCAAGCCATAGCATTTTTTACTGTTTCAGGATTTAAGGTTTCATTTATATCCTCTAATCTAAGACCCCATTGAGCTACTTTGTTTTCAGTAGCAACATATTCGGCCTCAGTCATATAAGAATAATGTTTTAACCAGTCCTCCTTAGTTAATTGAAAGAAGTCTTTCATTTTTTCATAATCGTCTATGAATGGATTAGTCATTATCAAAGTCCTCCTTTTCGTCAGATACTTTTTGATGCAGTTCATCGAGCTGTTTTTTTAAGTCAACCCAACCATCTACTTCAGATATTTTTAAATAGTCTTTTACATCGAGAATCGCTTGTATTGTTCTTGGGTAAATACTTTCTTTCTCGTGCTTGTCGTACAAAAAGGCAAACCCTGAAAAACAATCTTCATTTGGTTTTGTTGAATGATCCATATGTTCATCGTTTTTGTCATAACAAAGTGTAATACCATATTGATTTTTCAGAACATCGTTAAGATCCCCGATTAGTTCTTCAAAACTTTCAGTATATTTTTTTGGTATGTTCATATGAACATTATCTTTTAAAAAAGTATGGTGCATCTAACCCTCCACAAACTTTGAAAGATCATAATCAGAACTGTCCGCTATATCTTTTGGACATTTGAAACGAGTAAACAAAAGCTTGGCATCTTGTAAGATTTCTCTTTCCTTTCGGTTTCTCTCTTTCAAAGAAAGTTCTCCGTCTTCCCACAAACTTTCCTCAGCTAGGCCACAAGAAATATGGTTCCAACACTCATATGCCTCGCCTATGGTTTTTGGAAAAGCACCCCTAACATAATTCCATCTTGGATCGTCCCAATCAAATATAATTTTAACTCTGTTCATTTTTGTCCTCCTTTGGAACTGTAAAACCAATGACTTGGATTTCATCGTCTCCGTCATCGTCTGTATTGTCTCTATTCCAATCAACGGGACATTCGTTTAGCCATTCATAAAATTGTTCCTTTTTATTTTCTATTACAGAATCAACAAGAAACATTCTATGTTTTTTAGCCAATTTTTCTAAATGAGGCCAACACACATCGTATGTCTCCTCTGTATCAAACGTAGCTACCCATTCGCTATGCTTGTTCGTATTAAAATATGCTTTAACCATTCTGCACCTCCATTGAACGCCAAACCATTTGGTTCTCTTGCTCAAGGCTGACATTGATGTGCTTATTGAAGTTATCGCAAACTTGTCTGCAATGTCCCCAAGAACCTACAAACTTATCAAGTTCGTGCGGATCATTTGGATTGGCTTTACCTAACGGCTGATAGCCTCCTTGGTTCCAAGTTACTTTTGCAACTCTATATATACCTCTCTGTCCTTCTTCTTTGACAGGTGTATAACAATGTTTGTCTTCAGTTTTAATCATAACATTTCTCCTATAAATATGTGTTATAGGATTTATCTTATATATTATTTATCAAAGATCAAGGAAAAAGTTTTTGGCCAGTCAAAAGGGTGTTCTGTTTTGAAGATAGGTTTGAGTTTCAAACCTTTTATTCTCAGGTCTACTGCCTGACTACCCGCATACAAATACATTGTGTCTTGTGATCTAACAAGAACCCATACAGAAGCTCGGCTGTGTCTAGTAAGCCAAGCGATCTGTAATGAAGATAGTCTAACGACATTACCACTAGTTACTTTCAGCTCTACAAAATGAAATTGGTTTTTATCATCACAGATTAGTAAATCAGGAATACCAAGTGTCATCCAGTTTTCTATTCTAGTTAACAAAATGTCTTTGGGTAGTCGGCCGACAGCTTTTTTAATTTCTTGGAAGAACCCGCTTTCCTTCTTCGGCTGAACTGGTGGCCTCGTGGTCAATAACTTCTTCAGCGTATCTCGGTTCATATGAATCCTTTATTTCTTTGAGAGCTTTCAACACTTCATCCTTGGACATACTATCAATAGTGCCATGACGGATTTCAGATTTATTGATGTAGATATTACCATTTGCCTGACCTCGTCTGAACTCAGCTTGCACAGCCGCCGAATATGCACCATTTTCTAATGCAACATCTCTTATTCTTTGTAAGTCTCGTAAATGTCTTTTGTATGTAACACCATATTTTTCATCAAGCTCGTCACGATAAATCTGTATTGCCCTACAAACATGAGGACATATCTCAGGATTAGTCATTTCATATGCACGAGTGTGAGCAGAAGAAACTGGGAAACCCGCATTAATCGCAGCTTCCCTCATGGTTATTGTTCCATCGTTGCTAACAAGTTCTTTTACAAACAGCTCTTGTTTTCTAGTTAGCTTACTATGAATATCTACTTTAGGCCTTCCCCGACCTTTTTTAATAGGCTTCAAATTATTCATATCTCTATATATACACCAGAAATTATTTTTTTACAAAAAACTTTTTGAGGCCCATTAAGGCCAAAATTGATTTAAGAAAGTTACATATTTGAAAACACAAGTGTAACCAATTATGTAACCAGTAAAACTGTTGGTATATAAGGGTTACAGAAGAAAGTTACATAAGTTACACCAGTTACGCCTATATTTAGTAAAAAAATATTTTTTTATTTTCAGCTCTATATATAAGGGAAAGTAACTTTTGTAACTAAAGATTATTGTTTTTAAATTTTTTTCTAATTAATCGCTGTACTTCAGTCAAAAAGGTTTCCTTGCGAGGCGTGACGCGTGGGTCGAGGATGTGGAGTTGCCACACTTTCTTCATAGTCGGCCTCTCGCTCAAGTTTAGTTCTTGTTGGTGGGATCCATTGAACTTCAGTTTTAAATTTTGGAACCCGTGTTTGATCGCTTTCCCAAATGAACCAAGCATAACTGGTAGCTGTTGAAGCATTTGCTGACAGACGTCCTTTGATAATTGGTACGCGTTCTGTAAATTGAGCAATAATTGTTGGCGGGTTTTGTTTAAATAGTCTTTCATATCGACCTACGCTTTCTATGAATTGTGTCCGAGCAAAAATAGCCGTAGATTCTTTAGCCAAGGGTAAGGCCTTGAGTACAAATTCTTCAGCTAGATTGAACGGCGGGTTAGTAATAATAAAATCGTATTCTTCGTTGACGTCCCTAGACAGAAAGTCTGCTATACGATCTTGTCCATAATCAGCTATGTCACATGACATAACTTCAGGGAAATATTCTTCGAGGACCTTGGCCATATGTCCAGCTCCGCACGCTGGTTCTAGGCAAGTATATTTAACAAAGTCATCTTTGGGTTGTTGGGGGTAAATAAAATTTGGCTT